ATGGCCCTTCCGGGTGAGGGTATACTTGCTGAAAGCGCGGTTTATGGTACTGTGACAAACACAGCCTCAACCGTTCTTTTCTACGGGTGATATATGCAGAACGAAAAAGCTTTTGATCTAGCTGGACGCAGCGTATTTATTGCGCTGCCTGCTTACGACTTCAAGGTCTCTTTGAAGTTGGCTATCTCGTTAGCCCAGTTCGCGCAGGAAGCCCAGAAGCACGGGGTTGACATTCAGATCGGTAGCATATGCGGCTGCTCTGTTGTCTCCCGTGCTCGCAACCTGCTCGCGCAGGATATGCTGGACTCTACCTGCACGGACTTGATGTTCATTGATAGCGACATTAATTTTGAATCTGCTGATGTGTTCCGCCTGTTGGCTTGGACTTCAGACCCTGAGAAGGGCATTGTTGCTGGTGTACCACGTACGCGCAGCACTACTAAAACATACATCGCCACCCTTGACCAAGACGATAACGGTGAGCTTACTATGAATAGCATGGGCCTTGTCCGTGCTAAGCGCGTAGCTACAGCCTTCATGATGGTCCGCCGCGATGTGTTTGAGACCCTTGACGCTGCTCACCCTGAGTGGCGCTATTACGACGAACGCACAGAGCGTAGTGTCCCCTGCATGTTTGATTTCATGAAGACCGACGAAGGCTATATCGGGGAGGATTACCTCTTCTGTGACCGCGCTCGTGAAGTAGGCTTTGAAGTCTGGGTCGATCCGACCATCAAGCTGGGCCATATGGGCGTGCAAGAGTATGAAGGTGAATTTGGTACGGACGTCCTCTACCCGATGATAGTCCCCGCACAGAAGGATGTAGCGTAATGGGTATTAAGCTAGGTGATATTTCGCCATTCGCAGGGGCGATGACTGGTAAAGGTATATTTGGTAAAGGGTTAGCTAAGTTGGCAGACTCTGGGGCAGGCTTTCTTATACCTGCGTCTTACATGGCTCAGAGCCAGCGTAACAAAAACGACCGGCGTACAGCCGCCACAGCAGCAGAAGCTGCGGCCATTAAGAAAGCTGAGTTTGACGCTAAGCGTCGTGGCGCAGCAGCAGGTATGGGTGGTCGCGGTGCTCCTATTATGGCCGGAGATGTTGACGCCATGATGGGTCGTAGTGCCCAGAGTGATGTGTCTGGTATGAAGAAGGGTGGCAAACTCCCCGATCTTACTGGTGACGGCAAGGTCACTCGGGCGGACGTACTTAAGGGTCGCGGCGTTCCGGGTTTCAAAAAGGGCAGTAAGGTTAGCGCCGCCCAAGCCGTGCATAAGCACGAGCGTGCCAAGCACAAGGGCCAACCACTGACTAAGATGGCCAAGGGCGGTTCGACTGCTTCTAAGCGCGGTGATGGCTGCTGCTCAAAAGGCAAAACTAAGGGAAGGTTTGTATAATGGCAGCAGTAAAAGGTAGCAGGGCGCTTTACGGCACTAAAGCCGCTCAAAAGAACGTCGAAAAAATAGAAAGGCGGAGAGACGCTCAAATTCCGTTTTTTGAAATTCATAAGAACGATTTCGTGCCGGGTGTTGGCAATGTAATACGCGTTTCGACACCAGATAACCCGTCTTACAAGCCCACGCGGGGCGGAAGCAAGCTCCCCGGGACACGGGCTAGGATGAAAGCCGCTGAGGAACGACTCAAAAAAGACGGTGATGACGATATTAGTCGGGCGGACATACTCAATGCCCTCGACGGGGTGACAAACAACATGAAAAAAGGCGGTAAGGTCAAGAAAATGGCCAAGGGCGGTTCTGTTTCTGCTTCCCGGCGCGGCGACGGTATTGCGCGTAAGGGCAAAACTCGTGGGAAGGTCTGCTAATGGCCAAGACGCCTGCTTGGACACGCAAGGAGGGCAAGGACCCCAAGGGTGGCTTGAACGCCAAAGGTCGTGCGTCTTTAAAAGCGCAAGGGCAAAATATTAAGCCCCCTGTTAGTGCCAAGCAAGCCGCGAAGTCGCCTAAGTCAGCAGCGCGTCGTAAGAGCTTTTGTGCCCGCATGTCAGGTATGCCCGGTCCTATGAAAGACGAGAAGGGTCGCCCTACTCGTAAAGCCCTGTCGCTTCGGAAATGGGATTGTTAAAGATGCCATCAGGACAAGATACCTTCAAGTACGCTCTAGATGCGGCTTCACTCTTCACTGTTGTCGGGACAATGGTTTCTATGCTTCCCGCAATCGCAGCGTTGTTTACTATTATATGGACGGTAATTCGTATATACGAGACCAAGACCATGCAAAGATGGTTAGGTAAGGAATAGAGATATGGCACGTAAAATGCGTAAATTCTCTGCTGGTGGCGCTCAAGGTAAGTATGACCGGCGCATGGCGGACATCAAAAAAGATTTCGAAAAGGACTCAGCAGGTAAATCTGGTAGGGCGCTTGAAGTACTTACTGCTAAGCGTGCCCAGCGTACCGCTGATGCAGAAGACGACCGTGCCAAGCGCATGGGGACAGACCGCACAGCTACACGCAAAGCGGAGTATGACGCAGAAAAGAATTTAAGCAGAACCCGTAGGTTCGGCGCAGACAAACCTACAGCCGCAGCGCAACCTGCAGCTACACCCGCAGCCGCAGCTACACCCGAAGTAGCAAAGGCTAAGTCACAGACTACGCGTGAGGCGTTTAACGAAGCGTTCCGTGCGGCGCGTAATGACCCAGCAACTATGAAGCGCGGTACTTTTACTTTCAGGGGCGCATCCTACACAACTAAGGTGGCTGGCGAAGGCCCTAAGCGCACAGTAACGGCAAATCCTTCGCGCATAAATAACAGCGCAAGCACGGCTGGTTCGCGCACAAATAACAGCGCAGGTACCTCTGCCGCCGCATCTACAACCCCTCCTGCGGCTACAGCTGCGCCTTCCTTAATAGCTAGGAACGCAAGTTCTGATGCACAAGCAGCTAAAGTTGCCCAAAAAGATACACCTAAAGCTGCACCAGCACCTAAACGCTATGAAACCCCAGCGCAAGCAGCAGAGCGTGTAGCAAAACTCACTGGTAGCCCTAAATCACGTAACAACCTTGCTGGTGCGTTTGGTATTGATAGCGTCAGTAATGCAAAAGCCCGTGCAAGCCTCCTTGCGACACGTGAAGCGGAAAAGGCTCGTAACGCCGAAAGGGCTAAAGGTAATACGCCACTTATTAGCGGTACGGATACAAGGGCCTTTGTGACATATGGCGATGCTGCCGCTAAAAAAATTGCCGCTAGAAAAGCCAAGGGTGGTACAGTTAAAAAGGAAACTACTATGAAGAAAAAGCCGATGCCTATGGGCGGTAAGCAGCTAATGCCACTAAAGAAAAAACTAACAAAAGAGCCAATCACAGGCGGTTCGGACACAGTTCCGGCGACTTCAGAGCGCAACGAGTTCCGCAAGGAAATGATGCGACGCAATGCTACGCCCGGTATGAAAAAGGGTGGAAAAATGAAGAAGTATGCTCATGGTGGCGTAACTAAGGAAATGCCATCTTCTAATCAAATGGGGAGTATGAATATGGCTAAGGGTGGTAAAACTAAGATGAAACCAGCAGCTAAGGGTAAAGGCAAAGGTAATCCTTTTGCGGCTACTAAGTTTGGCGCTGCAATGATGAAGAAGTCAGCAGACACAGAAGGTCGTGCGATGAAGAAGTTTGCCAAGGGCGGCTCTATCGACGGCTGCGCTACCAAGGGCAAGACTAAGGGTAGAATGATGGCAATGGGCGGTATGACCGGCTATAAAAAAGGCGGGAAATCCTGCTAATGCTACCGTCTCGCGGCATGGGGGCTATAAGTAAGTCCAAAAAGCCCAAGGGTATGGCTGCGGGTGGTCTGTACGCTAATATCGCGGCTAAGAAAAAGCGCATTGCTGCTGGGTCTGGCGAGAAGATGAAAAAAGTAGGGGCCAAGGGCGCACCCAAGAAGGGTGATTTTGCTAACGCCGCTAAGACAGCTTCTTTCGCTGCTGGTGGTGAGTCTAAGGTCAATGAGGCTGGAAACTACACCAAACCCGGTATGCGTAAGGCTATCTTCAACGCCATCAAAGCTGGTGGTAAGGGCGGCGCTCCGGGCCAGTGGTCTGCGAGAAAAGCTCAGATGATGGCTAAGCAGTACAAAGCTCGGGGTGGCGGGTATCGTGATTAAGAAACCGCAGCAAAGCTTGAAGTCTTGGACCGAGCAGAAGTGGCGAACCAAAAGCGGTAAACCATCGACGCAGGGGTCTAAGGCAACAGGCGAGCGCTACTTACCTGAGAAAGCTATAAAGTCCTTATCTTCTGCTGAGTATGCAGCGACAACTAAAGCTAAGCGGGCCGGTAAGGCCGAGGGTAAGCAGTTCGTAAAACAGCCAAAAGCTGTAGCGAAAAAGACAAAAGGATTTAGGTAATGGCACTTAAACCAGTTGATACTAAAGCTAAGCCGGGGTTAGCCAAGCTATCTACAGCCGTACGCAACAAGATGGGTTACGCTAAGAAGGGTGGAAGCACAGACTTTATCCAGAAGGCGATCAAGAAGCCCGGTGCGTTGCACGAGCAGATGGGTGTCCCTAAAGGTAAGAAAATCCCAGCCAAGGCTCTTAATAAAGCGGCTAAGGCCCCCGGCAAACTAGGCCAACGCGCACGGTTTGCACAGGTACTAAAAGGCTTCAAAAAGGGTAAATAATGACCACGACTGGTACCACAACGTTCAATTTGAACCTCAACGACCTAGTCGAAGAGGCTTTCGAGCGCTGTGGTGCTGAGCTTCGTACTGGTTATGACCTCAAGACGGCTCGCCGCAGCTTGAACTTGCTCACCATCGAGTGGGCAAATCGTGGCATTAACCTGTGGACTATCGACCAAGGCTCTATTGCTATGGTGCAAGGGCAGATTGTTTATGACCTGCCGGTGGACACAATTGACCTGCTGGAACAGGTAATACGTACAAATCCCGGTACAAGTTCGAACCAGCTTGATATCAATATTAACCGTATCAGCGGCGACACATATATCACAATCCCAAACAAGAATGCTCAAGGGCGTCCTATCCAAGTATGGATTAACAGGCAATCAGGCGCGACTGAACCGACTACTGGTATTGCTTACCCGCAGATTAACGTGTGGCCTGCCCCAGACCAAAGCAACTATTACACCTTCTTTTACTACCGCTTGCGCCGTATGCAGGACGCGGGTGACGGTATTAACACGCAAGACATACCATTCCGCTTTCTCCCTTGTATGGTAGCTGGGCTAGCATACTACCTGTCTATGAAAATTCCCGGCGCTATGGAACGTACTGGGATGCTGAAACAGATGTATGATGAAGCTTGGCAACAGGCTGCGGACGAAGACCGCGAAAAGGCTCCGCTGCGGATCGCTCCGCGCCAGATGTTCATCTAGGAGGTACGATGCCTAATCCATTTGCCTCTGGTAAGAAGGCCATCGCAGAGTGTGACCGCTGTGGCTTCCGATATAAACTCAAGCAGCTTAAAAAGATTACCATCAAGACCAAGAGCACCAATATCCTTGTGTGCCCTACTTGTTGGGAGCCTGACCAGCCGCAGCTTCAGATCGGTATGTATCCCGTCGATGACCCGCAGGCGCTACGTAACCCGCGTCCAGATGTCAGTTTCTGGCAGGCAGGTATGACCGGGCTTAAGATAAAAACCCAAGGCGAAGTGCCAGCGAGTAATCAATTAGCTTTTGGTGGCCCTAGTGATGGTAGTCGTGTTATACAGTGGGGGTGGGGTCCTGTAGGGTTAAATAATCCTTTGGCTTTGCCTGACCTCGTAAGTACGCTAGTAGGTAACGGTGAAGTCGGTACAGTGACGATAGTAACGTAGGAGTAAGTTATGGCTAAGTTCAGTATGAAAAAAGGTGGCAATGAAGTTGGTCCTGCCAGCGTTTATGCACCGCCGCACAATATGAAGGGTGGCACTGCCATCGACCTAGGTAATAACGGCTATCCGAACAAGGTCGCCAATACTCAAACACTGCGTACCCGTGGTACTAAAAATACCACCCGTGGGAATAGCAGCAGCACGAAGATGGGCTAATGAACTACGCTACTCTGTTTGAAACCATTAAGGGGTACGTCGA